GAAGAAGGGATAGAAACCCCTTAAAAAGTTCTGTTTTTCCTTATAAAGACAGAAAATGGCACAAAATCCAGTAGATCTAGGTCAAGATTTTATCAAAAGTGGGATGAGATTGATCACACATCCCTCTTCTGATGTACTTTTGGACAAAGCTAAGAAGAAAAAGTACGGAGTTCCTGAAGATAGGATGTCAAGACCCTGTGGAGGAGCTGGTGGTTTTGATGATTTTGTAGAGCGTTGGCATGAATAGTATAAATATAGCAGAAAAATTGTATCGTTAGATGTCTGTCGTTCGCACGTCACGTCGATTTAAGGATATTTCGTTGTCTTTCAGAAGGCATCCTGTAACTAATGATGTAGTTGCGATCACAAATGAGGATGCAATTAAAAGATCTGTCCGAAATCTTGTCGAAACCATTAATAATGAAAGACCATTTAACTCGTTAATTGGTTCTGAGGTTCGAAATAGTCTTTTTGAACCTGCTGATCGTGATATTTTGACAAGATTAGAGGTTGAAATTGAAACTTCTATCAAAAATTTTGAACCAAGAGTGAGGTTGAGGACGGTTGTAGCTTCACATCCACCAGATACTAATGAAATCACGGTAGAAATCACCTACGATATTATCGGACTACCATTACCAACACAGGAAGTCACATTCATTCTTCAACCAACTAGAGAATAATGGCGTTTACTCAATATACAAACCTCGATTTCGAACAGATTAAAGCGTCTCTACGCGAATATTTGAGGTCAAACTCTAATTTTACGGATTTTGACTTTGAAGGATCTAATCTATCCGTTCTTGTTGACACTCTGGCTTATAATTCGTACATCACGAACTATAATGCCAATATGGTTGCGAATGAAGCTTTCATTGATAGTGCGACTTTGCGTGAAAACGTCGTAGCTTTAGCAAGAAATATTGGTTATGTACCTGCATCAAGAAGAGCCTCAACCGCGAATGTGAGTTTTTTCGTTAATTTGGGTACTGGGACCACTAAATCCAGTGTAACCCTCAAGGCGGGTCTTGTGGCCGTTGGAGATTTTGCAAATACGAACTATACCTTTGCAATTTCTGAAGATGTAACTTCTCCAGTTGTTAATGGAATTGCATCTTTCACATTAGATATCAAACAGGGAACATATCTTACCAAAGAATTCACTGTAGACACCTCTCAATCAAATCAAAGATATATTCTTCCAAACCCATTTATTGATACTTCAACACTTGTAGTCAGTGTAAAGGACACCAACTCTTCATCGACCCAAAAAATTTATTCAAAGGTTGATAATATCGTTGGTATCAAGACTACCTCTGAAGTTTTTCTAATTCAAGAAGTTCAAGACGAAAAATATGAACTTCTGTTTGGTGACGGTGTAATTGGTAAGAAATTATCTTCAGGAAATGTAGTTAAAGCTTCTTACATTGTCTGTGATGGACAAAATGGTAATGGAGTAGCTAACTTTTCCTTTGCAGGTAAGTTAGTCAACAACGATGGTGGACTGATTACTACTGGAATCTCGGATCTCACTACAAATCAACCATCAAGGAATGGTGCCGAGATTGAAAACATCAGTACAATTAAAAATCTAGCACCAAGAGTCTACGCATCTCAATATCGTGCTGTTACTGCGAATGATTATGAAGCAATCATTCCTACAATTTACTCAAATGCAGAAAGTGTAACTGCGTATGGTGGTGAAGAATCAACTCCACCTCAGTTTGGTAAGGTGTTTATCTCCATCAAACCAAAACAGGGTCAGTTTGTCTCTGATTTTGATAAAAGACAAATTTTACAAAAATTAAAAGGATATTCTGTAGCCGGAATCAGACCAGAACTTATTGATCTCAAGTATCTGTTTGTTGAACTTAACAGCACTGTTTATTATAATTCGAATATGACTTCAAGCACTGCTGACTTGAAGACAAAAGTTATCAATTCTTTGACTACTTACTCAAACTCTTCAGATTTGAACAAATTTGGTGGTAGATTCAAGTATAGTAAGACTCAGAGAATTATTGATGATACTGATACGGCAATTACATCAAATATTACAAAAGTAATCATTCGCAGAGACCTTGAAGCTAATACTGCAAACTTTGCTCAGTATGAACTTTGTTATGGTAACAGTTTCCATAATCGCAGAGAGGGTTATAACATCAAATCTACTGGATTCACAGTAGATGGGATTAGAGGGACTCTTTATATGAGTGATGTTTATGAAAGTGCGACAAGAGGTAGAATTTTCCTCTTTAGATTAAACTCAAATGGTGAAGTTGAAGTTGTAAGAAGTAACATTGGAACAGTTAAATATGACGTTGGTGAAATCCTTATAGATACAATAAGGATTTTGTCAACAGTTAAACCGAACAATGTAATTGAAGTTCAAGCCATTCCCGAATCTAACGATATCATTGGTTTGAGAGATCTTTATGTTCAACTTTCTGTTGCCAATAGTACCATTAGTACAGTTGAAGACTTAATTTCGACAGGCGCTGATACATCAGGTACTAGGTTTATCTCCACTTCTAGCTTCTCCAACGGAAAATATATTAGACAGTAATGATCGACACCGCTTCCAAGAAAGTCCAGATCAATCAGATCGTTAGAAGTCAATTACCTTCTTTTATTCAAGAAGAAAGTCCATTATTCATTGATTTCTTAAAACAGTACTACCTTGCTCAAGAATATCAAGGTGGTCCAATTGATATCATTACAAATTTGAATGATTATCAAAAAGTTGAGACTTTTAGTGGAAATGATAACCTAATTGGGTTTACCACTTGCACTTCTGCGGTTACATCTTTTGATTCGACAATTAATGTAAGGTCTACAGATGGATGGCCTGACAAATATGGTCTTTTGAAGATTGGCAATGAGATTATTACATATACGGGAATAACTACAAACTCATTTACTGGTTGTATTCGTGGATTTAGTGGTGTTGATAATCTCCACAAATCAACACAACCAGAAAGTCTAGTATTTACTGAATCTGACGCTTCTAGTCATATTAGTTCTTCAAGGGTTGAGAATTTAAGTAATCTGTTCCTGAGAGAGTTTTGGAAGAAGACAAAAGAACAGTTTTTACCTGGATTTGAAGATAGAACTCTTAACAACACTGTAGATAAGGCAAACTTTTTACGCCAGGCAAAAGACTTTTACGCTTCTAAGGGAACCGATGAGGCTGTAAAAATTCTCTTCAACGTTCTCTATAATAAGAGATCGGAAGTTATCAAACCAATTGAATATTTGATCGCCCCATCAGATGCAGACTACATTGTAACTGATGATCTGGTTGCGGAAGTTATAAGTGGTGATCCAATAAAGGTCATTGGACAGACATTGTATCAAACTGGCAATCAAGGTGTAACTGGTTCGATATTTAATGTTCAAAGATATCAAAAGAACAATAAAGAGTACTATATTATCAGTTTAAGTAAAGGATCTGAGACTGGTGAGTTTGTTGTAACTGGATCTTCTACTTTATTGAAGAATGTAGCCATTGGTGCAACTGTAGTAACCGTAGATTCAACTCTTGGTTTTGGAAACACAGGCTCACTGTATGTTGGTGCTGGACAAACCGTAGGAATTGCCACATATACAAATAAGTCTTCAAACCAGTTCTTTGGTGTAACAGGTATCACATCTTCTTACTCCGATGGAGAATTTGTAAGGGGATTGAAAACCGTATATGCATATGAAAATGGTGATTCCACAAAACCAGTTTACTTTAGACTGACATCTGTTGTCTCTGGTGTTGATCTAAGTGAAGTTGGTTATCTGCGTTCAAATGATACACTCAAACCAAGTGCTTTAGGTAATGTATCATCACCCAACAACTATAGATTAAATTCTTGGTTGCATAACTTAAAAACTAAGACAAAAGTTGCAAAAAGAGTTGATACCAACAAGTCAATTATTGACATAGTAACTAATAATGTTACCACTGTCAGTCCACATCTTCTTAAGTTGGATGATTCGGTAACTCTTATTGATGAGACTTCTGCGATTCCATCGAATGTTGAAGGAACGGTAAGTCAAATTATTAGTTCACTGGAATTTAAAATTAATATAACTTCGGGTTCTATCAATACATCTAAAACATATAGTGTAAGAAGAAATCTAAATTTTGCTTCCAGCAATTCCACATCTAATAGTGTATCTGCATTTTTATCAAATATTCAAAATACTTACTCTGATATTGATGGTCAAAAATTCTATGTAACTTCTGGATCTCTGCCATCATATACAATCTATGCGACTAATAGAAGAAAAACTTTTGAATCAACCGATGTAAGTGGAGCCACTATTACTATTACTAATCATGGATTTTATAGTGGAGAACGGGTTAAGTATTCTGCTGAAACTACTGCGATTGGTGGATTAACAACTGGAACTACTTACGTTGTAACTAGAATTGATACAAATACTATTTCTCTTTCAAATAGTTTGGCTGATGCATCTTTGAAGAGGTTTATCACTCTTTCTAGAGCCGGCACAACTCACTACATTGTCCCACTAGAACTTTCTAATAAAAAATTACAATACCAGAACTTCTTAAGAGAGTTTCCTGTAACACCAGAACTTAAAGAATTTGATAAACCTCTTAAGAATGAAAATATTGGAATGTTCAACAATGGTGTTGAAATCATTTCGAATAGATCTGGAGATTTCGTTTATTATGGTTCGGTGGAGAATATTGATGTTGAAAATGGTGGATCTGGATATGACGTAATCAATGCACCAAATATTCATATTGGTGATATCGTTGGTTCTGCAGCAACTGCATATGCGGTTGTTGAAAACGGAACTTTCAAGTCTATTGAGGTGCTTTATGGTGGATATGACATTAGGAGAGTTCCCTCTGTAAAAATTACTGGTGGTAATGGGTCTGGTGCAACAGCTTCTGCAAGACTTAGACCGCAGAGAAACACAAAAACATTCAATGCTGATATTGATGTTAATACATCTGGTAATCAAATCAACTTCAGATCCAATCATCTTTTCTTTAATGGAGAATCTGTAATTTACACCAAAGCTGATAACTACGCAGCAGTTGGTGGTCTTGTTGATGGATCACTGTATTATGTTCATAAGGTAAGTGATACCATTGTTCAATTAATGAACACTTATGATGATGCTTTGGTTGGATCTAATCCAGTCAATCTGACAAGTAAGTCTGCTGGCACTAATACACTTAAATCTACAACCGAAAGAAATGTAATTGATAAAATTGTAATTGAAAATTCTGGATCTGGATATTCAAACAGAAAGACAACTGTAAATTCTGTAATCTATCCACCAGCTTCGATCTCTGATGAAATTAGAAGTGGTATTAACACATCTGACGACTATGTGTACTTTAGAAATCATGGATTTAAATCTGGAGATCTTATTGAGTATTCTTCAAGTGGAAGTGTAATTGGAGGTCTTTCTACATCAACAAATTATTATGTCATTAAAGTAGACTCGAACAGATTTAAAGTTGCTGACGCTGGTATTGGCACTACATCCACAACTCAAAATCTTAACAAAAACAGTTTTGTAGATCTTAGATCTGTTGGATCTGGTACACATACATTCAAATATCCAGATATTAATGTCAGTATTGATGTAGTGTCTGGTGTTGCAAATACTTCTATTTCAAATCCAAGAATTAGACCTCTTTGTACTGGATCAATAAGTAATGTTCATATTACAAATGTTGGAAGTGGATATGGAGTAACTGATACATTTAACATACACAGAAGACCAGATGTAACCGTTTCTAACGGTAGTGGTGCTGAGATTGCTGTTGTCGTTCTAAATGGCGAAATTGATCAGGCTTTAATCAACACTGGCGGCGGTGGATATGTAAGTCCTCCAACATTAACTGTTAATGGAAGTGGAAAATATGCAAAACTTATCCCCACAGTTACTAATGGTGTCATCACATCTGTAACTATTGTAGATAAAGGTGTTGGTTACTTACAAAAAGACACTACAGTTACAGTAACTCCTGTTGGTAGTGGGGCTAAATTTAGAGCCGATGTTAAAAAATGGGATGTTGATTCTGTACAAAAATACAAAAAAACCATCAATGAGAATGATGACGGTATCATTGTTCCAAGTCAAAATGCAGACTATGGAAGTAAGTACTCTCATGCATACTTGTCAAGAAAACTAAGATTAATTCTTAATGATAATATCGAAAGTAATTTTGCAGAGAAGTCAACAGTCTCTCACTCACCGATTGTTGGTTGGGCTTATGATGGATCTCCCATTTATGGACCATATGGATATTCCTCACCAACTGGCGGAACTGTTCGTAGATTGGTCCCAAGTTATACTTTAGACACTAAGTCAAACAGACCACCAGTATCAATATATCCTCTTGGATTCTTTGTAAATGATTGGAACTACACAGCTGATGGCGATCTTGACGAATATAACGGTAGATTCTGCAAAACTCCAGAATATCCTGATGGTGTATATGCTTATTTCTGTACGATTGAGTCATCTAATAGTTCGGAAGTTCCATTTGTAAGTAATAGAGAACCTCTGTTCCCATATGTTTTGAATGGATTTAAGTTTAAGAAAAATCCATTCAATGAACAACCATCCTCTATTCAAAATCTTCCTATTTTGAATAGTGGCAATCTTGTAAGAAACACATATCCATACAAATTTGGATTTGCTGGATCGGAATATGACTATCTTATTACCAACAACTTACAGTTTACTGAACTTTCTGTAAAATCTATCAAACCCATTGGTATTAGTACAGTTACCATAATTGATGGTGGTGATGGTTATAAAGTTGGAGAAAGGTTGATCTTCAATAACCAAGATTCTGGTGGTAACTCTGCCTCAGCTAAAATTAAGACAGTTGTTGGGAAAGGAATTAATCAAATTTCTTATGTAGAAACTACAGTTTCTAACGTTGCATTTGAGTATAAAAATCAAGTTGTAACTGGTGTTGCAACAACTTCTCACAATTTGTCAAACAACGACATTGTAATTGTAAGTGGTATTGGAACTGGTGAACTTAGTTTCATTGAAGGTGTGAGAACAATTGCGGTTTCTTCTGTAACGGCTAGACTTGATGTTGGTATTGGTACAATTGGCGCAACGGGAATCACCACAACTATCAACTTGGAACTTTCTGGATCATCAAATGCAATTTCTATAGATGATGTTTTAGTTGTGGGATCAACCCCCGAGAGACTTCGTGTTCTTTCTATCAATAGTGAGAATAATACCTATAGAGTTCGTCGACAGTCAGGACTTTCAACTTCTCACGCAGCTGGTCAATTGTTGACATTAGACCAACGGAAGTTCACTTTCAGTGTTGGTGTTAAAACTGACCTGTCTATTGATCCAAACAAGAAGATTGTATTCAATCCACAGAATTCAATCGGTATCGGGACAACAGTAGTCGTTCAATCTGTTGCTGGAGTTGGAACAACTACTGTAATAAGGGTAAAATCAAATGATGGAACAATCCTCACAAATCATCAATTACCTCCCTCTGGCTCTACTGCAGATAACAGTATTACTATTGCAAATCATGGTTTTAGGAATGGAGAAAAACTGGTCTATGGTAAAGGACTTGTTGGAGTAGCTCTAACTGTATCGAATACTTTAAACTTAGCAAATCCATTCAATCTTGTTGATGGCCAAACTGTATACGCAGTCAACAAAGGACAAAATCTACTTGGTATTACAACAACTCAAGCTGGAATTGGAACAACCTCAACATCTTTATACTTCTTACCAGTTCAAAATGATACTGGTGTAGAACATTCATTTACAACACAGAACAAAGAGTATGTTGGTTCTGTGAAAAGATATGATGTCACCGTTGATACTTCTACTAATCACAAGTTAAGAACAACTGATAACGTAACAGTAAATGTTCTGCCAAGCTCTACATTATCTAAATCTATCGAATATGATACTGCTGCCAGAAGAACGATTGTAGATCCAAAATATTTTACAACCGCCGCAGTAGGAGTTGGTACTTCATCCTCTATCATTACAATTAACAATCATGAATTTAAGAGTGGTGACAAAGTACTTTACGTCTCTTCAAACCCAGCATCACCTCTTATCAACAAAGGTGAGTATTACGTCAAGAAAGTAGATGATAACAGATTTAGATTATCAACAAATTATATCGATTCTATAAAATTCAATAACAATTATATTGGTATCACAACTTTTGGTTCTGGAACTCATAAGATTGCAAAAATTAATCCATTGATAACTGCTACCAGAGGTAGAACCATTGGATTTGCTGTCTCTGATAGTAGTTTGTCCGATCTCAAACTTGAGTTTTTTGAGGATCAAAACTTTATCAACAGATATGATGGTTTTGGTATTAGCACTGAAGTAACTAGAAGTGGAACGCCTGGTTCATCTGGATCTTTGGTGAATCTTAAACTTTCTGGTGACGTTCCTTCCGTTCTATACTACAGACTAACTCCAACTAATCTTGATATCATTGATGTATCAAAGAGAGATAGTTCTCCTGATAAAGATGTTGTCAATGGTTCTAAAATTGTAATTAACAACAGCGTATATTCTGGAACCTTTGGAATTACAACAACTTCTGTCACTCAATACAAATATCAAGTTAAGGAAAAACCAGAATCTTCTTCATACACATCATCTGGAATTACTACTTTCAAATATGTAACTAACTCACCTACAGCTGTTGGTCCAATTAATGAAATTAATGTTACTTTCCCTGGTGTTGATTATGAGAAGTCTCCTGGAATCAATACTGTAAGAACAACTTCAGGTTTCAATGCCGTTCTTCGTGTTTATGATGAAAACATTGGTAGATCAAGATTTGATGAAGTTATAAAGATGGGTTTTGATTATCCATCTGACAAATCGGTAAAACCAAAGATTAATATTCCATCCTTTATTACTTTAACAAACAACTACAAAATCTCTTCGGTTGGAGTTGTAACGACTGGAAGAAATTATCTATCCGCACCTGACCTTGTTGTGGCTGGTAGACCAGAAATTCAACTTCGTGCAAATCTTGAAGGCACATCGGTTGGTTCTGTTGACATTCTTAGTGCTACTCGTGGATTTAATGATGTTTCTAATCCTGCAAGAATATTTGCTATTAGAAACAGTAATGGTATTGGTATTGTAACCGCATCTTCAAACGGACCAACGAATTTCTTAACAATTACTCAACCCACAAATGGTTGGCTTGCGGATGGATCTGATTTCCCATTTGCGGTTGGAGATAAGATTTTTGTAGAAGGTGTAGGGGTTGCAACAGCTCCTCTAACAACTGGTGGATACAACTCTGTAGATTATGACTACTCATTCTTTACTGTTGCCACCAGAAATCCAACTACATCACAAATTACTTATTCAATTACTGGACTTGGAACTACTGGTGGAACGTTTGATCCAGATAACAGTGCTGGCAGGGTCATTAGAAGACAAGATTTGCCAACTTTTAGAGTGGAAGTAGAACCAGATGAGTTTTTTAGTGGTGAAAGAGTCACCTACGCAACAAATGGGTCTGGTATTGTATTTGAAAATGATGGATATAGTTCCATCACAAATACTTTACGAATTAAGAATGCAAATTCTAAAATTCAAACAGGAAATGTTATCAAGGGGTCTGTTTCTGGTGCGGAAGGAACGGTCGTTGATCTAAGATCATATGAGAAGTTCTTAAACACGGGATATAAAGCTGAAAGACCAAAAGGTTGGCAAAAAGACACTGGTAAATTAAACGATGACTTCCAAAAACTGGAAGATAATGATTACTACCAAAACTTCTCATATTCTATTAAGAGTGAAGTACAAGAAAAAACTTGGAAAGATCCTGTTGAAAGTATTATTCACCCAACAGGATATAAGAAGTTCTCCGATCTTGTAATTCCCTCTAATCCCACCGTCGGTTTTGCTAGAAGTAGAGATTTAAGAGTAACTGCTGGTGCAGCTGACACTTCTCTGTTCATCAACATTGATAATATCAAGTCATTCTATACTAGAGATGACTTTGATATTGCTACTGAACAAACAATTTCAAACGGTCTTTCTAAGTTTATTACATTTAAAAACAAAAAGATCACCACATTTATCAACATTGTTTCCAACAGAGTTAATACTATTGATGATATTTCTGGAAGTTTCACGGGAATTGGAACAACTACAAGTGCTTTGTTAGTTGGTCAAAAATCATTTAATCTTACTTCAAATAATGAAGTTCTATTCACTAAGATTTTTGATGGATCTAGTTCCTCTGTGATTTCGGTTGGATCATCTATTATTAGAATTAATAATCATAATTTCCAAACTGGTGAGAAAATTCTATATGATCCAGATCAATCTGGAACTTATGGTAATAACAGAATTGGAATTGAAACAACAACCAGTGTAGTTGGTGGTGTCTCTACAACCTTCTTACCAAGTCAACTCTTTGTTATTAAAATTGACAACAATAACTTTAAGTTAGCTGGATTAACTACTGCGGTTACAAATAATGATCCTCTTGTATTCCGCGCAGTTGGAACTGGATCTTCACACTCGTTTGATACCATTAATCCAGATAATAGAGTTATAATTGATATTGATGGAATCATTCAATCACCACTGTATAAGAAAAACGTAGCTGTTGGCCTCACTGAGGCTGTTGGTGTTGGATCAACCACGATTAAGGTCGTTGGAGTTACATCTATTACTGTTGGCGATCTTCTTGAAATTGATCGTGAAATCCTGGAGATTACCACTGTTGGACTTGGATCAACGAATGTCATTGCAGTAAATCGCGGAGTTTTTGGTAGTGTAGCTGCTGCACACACAGTTGGTGCTGCTGTTACGATGAAAGATGGTGATTTCCACATCGTTAAAGATGTAATTCACTTTATCGCACCTCCATACGGATCTGTTGGTGTTAATACCTTACAACCAGGTATTTCTACACAATCAAGTTTTGCTGGACGTGTCTTTAACAGAAATGATCCAACAACAAACTTCGTATTTGATGATCTTTCGGATAAATTTACTGGCAGTGAAACGACGTTTACTCTTCTTCAAGATGGTCAAAATGTTACGGGAATTGTAACTACTAAATCTGGTAATGGTGGATCTGGAGAAGTTATTAATAATGGTGTTATTTTAATCAACAACATCTTCCAGAGACCTGAAATTGATTATACAATGAATGAGAGACAAGATCCTGGTATTGGTGGTTCTATCTTCTTCAGTGGAACTGATAGAGAAAGTCTTCCTAGAGGTGGAATTGTAGATCGTGTTACGGTAGGATTTGGATCTGGATACCAGAGCCTCGTCGCAGCTGCAGCAACTGCAATTATTAATGGTGCTGGATCAATCGAATCTGTCGTCGTAACTGGTGGTGGATCTGGTTATAGATCTTCTGGTTCTGTTGATATTCAGGTTCTTAACCCTCTTGGAATTGGGTCTACTGCGGTTCTTTCTGCAACTGTTGGTTCAGCCGGAACCGTTACAGGAATCACTACCGTAAGTGGTGGCACTGGATATGCATCCACAAATCCACCAATTATTATCGTTAGTGACCCAACAGGGTATTCCAATGTTTCGTTCACTGGCGGTCAAGGCAGTGGTCTTAAGGCTACGATTGTGGTTGGTACTGGTGGTAGTGTAATTGACTTCGATATCACTAATAGTGGAATTGGATATGCTAATGGTGATGTCCTTACAGTTGCTGGTATTCCTACAGATCCAAGTGCTGGTGCAGGATTTAGTGCATTTACATTTACTGTAGATAATATCTACAATGATAGATTCTCTGGATTTAGTTTCGGTGAACTTTTACCATTGTATGATTTCTCTCGTGAATTTAATGGTTCTAGGAAAATATTCACGATCAGAACTCGTCTCACCCAAACAATACTAAACATTGGAACAGATGATACTAGCATTGCACCAGGAAACAACTTACTTGTTATTCTAAATGATGTGCTCCAGAGACCTGGAGAGAACTATATCTTCAATGGTGGAACTCAAATTGAATTTACTGAAGCCCCAAAAGCTGGCAGCAAACTTCAAATCGTATTCTTTAGAGGATCTAACACTGATGTAGATGGTGGCGGAACTCCAATTCAAACTGTTAAAATTGGAGACAAAATTCAACTTCAAAGAGAAAAGAACTTTGTACAACAGTCAAGAAGAACAGTAACAAATATTACTGGAGTACGCCAAGTTCAAACCAACTTGTATGGTGGTGTTGGTATTAACACCGATCCAACTTTCACAAGAATGGCTTCTTGGGAAAAACAAACCAGTGATTTGATTCTTGATGGTCAGGCATTGTCCAAGGAAAGAACCACTTTAATTGCAGCGGTGAAACCAACCACTAGAATTATTCAAAATGTTGGTGTTTCTTCTAATGTTATTTTTGTTGAGAATGCATTCCCAATCTTTAGTGCATATGATAACAGAACGAGTAGAAACAGAGTTACTGGTCTTGGTATCAAAGTAATTAGAGAAAATAATGTAGATCAAGCAGATGCTTCGGCTACGGTTTCTATTGGTGGAGCTATCTCTTCAATTTCTGTTACAAATCCTGGTTCTGGATATGAAACTGTTCCAACAGTTTCTTTTGCAACAACTTATCAACAAATTAAGGAAATTGGTAAGACTTGGACACAATCAACATCAAATACTGACATTGAATATAATGATGTAACTTACTATTCTGGTGTATTCGTCGCTGTTGGATCAACATCTGGAATTAATACTTCTTCCAATGCAACATCTTGGAATGACACTGGAACAACTGGATTTGGAACATTCTTTGGAGTTGATAGAGTATCGAGCACAATTGTTGCCGTTGGTCTCGGTGGAACAGTTGCAATCAGCACTAACTTCTCTACCTTCAACAAATCAACAATATACAGCAGAACTCTAAACGGTTTCTTATACACATATTCCGATACTGCACTCACTCAAGATCTTAATGCCTTTACTGGTGGATCTACAAAAGGTGTCGCTGTTGGAGCTGCTGGAACTATCATCTTCACTGAATCAGGATCGTCAGGTTTTGGAACCGCGTTTGTAATTACAAATAAGTATTCTTCGCAAAATCTTCGTGGAGTTGGTAGTCGTGGTGATTTGTTTGTTGCTGTTGGTGATAATGGATCAATTCTTAGATCTACAAATGGTGAAATTTGGTCTGGAGTCACAACTACTTCTATCACAACTAGACTCAATGATGTTCATTATGCGGATGATAAGTGGATTGCGGTTGGTGCAGCTGGATCCGTTGTAAGATCAACGGACAATGGACTGACATGGAGTGTTGTTTCCTCTGGATCAACATTCAACCTGAATTCGGTCTACTATAATGACAATGTTTGGGTTGCAATCGGTCAAAGTGGAATGGTTCTTAATTCCACAGATACAAATAACTGGTATAAGAGATTTGTTGGTGTTGGGACCGATTACAAGGGATTAACTTTTGGTGATGGAAAACTGGTGACGGTTGGTTTATCGTCAAACATTGCATACAGTGTTGCTGAGACAGTTTCTGCCGCTGCAACTGCAACCGTATCTGCTGGTGGAACGATATCCAACATCACCATAAACGATGGAGGATTTGGATATGATTCAACCAAGTCTGTAGAGGTTCTAATTTCCGTAGAACCAGCTACAGTTGAAACCATTACTAGTGTTGAATGTGATGGTGATTATGGATTTGTTGTTGGAGTTGGAACTAGTGCCACTGGAATTGGAACCAACAGTCCAATGGTTCAATTTGAACTCGATTCAAGTTCTTTCCTTGAACAAGCTGCATTTGGTGGTATTACGAAGAGTGGAATCCAGACTGGTTACTACTATGTTGTCACAAACTCTGTAGTTGGTAATGGGTTAACATCCATCAATGTTGATAATAGTGCAATTGGTGTTGGAACCACATTTATTGATAATGTTTATCGTGCAGATCAGGTTGTAACTTCAAACTCTGGTATTGTTACGGTTTATTCTAATGTTCAGTCTTTGGCTGGACTTGGTACAACTAGTATCTCACCAAAAATTGCCAATTACAGTTGGGGAAGATTCTACAACTTCACTAGAGATGTCCTGAATCCACAGTCATTTAATATTAACAATCAAAATGGATATACTGGACTAACGACTGCTCCTGTGGTCGTTAGAATTGAGAAACTCGTTGAAAATTACAGTGACTTTGACCAGACCTCATAAATAAAACAAAAAGTCTAATAAAAATGCCCGCGATTATTTCAGATCAATTTAGAATATTAAATGCTGCGAATTTTGTCGCTGGTGTAGCGGACACTTCGCAGTCCTATTACACTTTTATTGGATTGCCTAATTCTCAGGACGTAGGTGCTGGGTATGGTACTACCGATTGGAATACCAATACACCAGCTCCTAAAGATGGGTTTAGAGAGTATAATGATGATTATGACACTATGATCGCATTAAAAAAACTTGCGACTAGTGATGTAAAGAGAATGGTTAGAAAGTACTCATGGACATCTGGAACTGTCTATGAAATGTACAAAGATAACTATACGAGGACCAATTTAAGTCCACAAACATCATCGACTAATCTCTATGATGCAAAATATTATGTTGTGAATAGTCAATTCAGGGTATATATTTGCATTAATAATGGTCAAAGTCCAGAGAGTCCTCTTGGAGCTCGTTCTCTTGATGAACCAACATTCGTGGGTCTTGAACCAAGAACTGCTGGAACTAGTGGTGATGGATATTTATGGAAATATTTGTATACAATCAATCCATCCGACATTATCAAGTTTGATTCGATTGATTACATTCCAGTCCCAGAAAGTTGGGGAACTGGAGACACGGCTGATGTAAAAAATAATGCAGTTGATGGAAAAATTGAAACCGCATTGATTGTTAATTCGGGTGGTGGTTATCAACCAATCTCTACCACTTTCTCCAATATTCCAATTCTGGGAGATGGAACTGGTGGTAAAGCCAGTGTGACTGTGGATTCTCAGGGTAAAGTGTCCAACGTTTCCATCACAAATGGTGGCACTGGATATACTAGAGGAACAATTCAATTTTATCCTGGTGCCCCTGGTGCCGAAACTGGTGGTGCAATCGCAGGTCTTTCTGCGGTTGGTGTTGGTACAACATCTGTAGCTGAGTTTGAAGTTATTACTCCACCCCCAGGTGGTCATGGATATGATGTTTATAAAGAGTTGGGTGCTTTTAGAGTCCTTCTCTATTCTCGTTATGAGAACGACCCTTCAAATCCAGATTTTATTACTGGAAATGATTTTGCAAGAGTTGGTGTAATTCACAACCCACAAAATCAATCAGGAACTGTGTTAACACAGTCTAAAGCCAGTGCTTTGGTTGGTTTAAAACTGAAATCATTTACTGGTGGTTCTATTAGTAATACAACATACACTGTTGATACTCCTGTATATCAACAAATTGGTGTTGGTTCTACCGCTGTTGGATATGTTGCAAATTGGGATGCATCAACTGGTGTTCTTAAACTCTATAATCCAGTTGGTCTTGGATCTACAACTTATGGATTTAGACTTGTAGATTTCACATCACAGATTGGTGCAGCTGGAACGTATATTATCAGTGGTCAAACAAGTGGAGATGCTCTTGGTATTGAAACTAGTTTTGGTAGTTCTTCAAATCCTGGAACTGCAACTACTGTTGGATCCGCATCAGTTCAACTTGGACAAAGTTTTGTTCAAGGTATTGCTCAACCAGAAGTCAAAAAATATTCTGGTGAGATCTTATACATAGATAACAGGGCAGCGATTCAACGCAGTGCCACTCAGAAAGAAGACATTAAAATCGTACTAGAGTTCTAAGAAAATGCCCCAAGAGACTAACCTTAATGTTTCTCCATATTTTGATGATTTCAATGAGGATAAGAACTTTAACAGGGTACTGTTCAAACCTGCTACTCCAGTACAGGCGAGAGAGTTAACTCAACTTCAGTCAATTCTTCAAAATCAAATTGAAAGGTTTGGACAGCACTTCTTCAAAGAAGGTGCAATGGTCATTCCTGGTCAAATTGCATATGATCCACTGTATTATGCGGTGCAGGTCAATGATACTTTCTTGGGCATCCCAGTCTCCACATACCTTCCACAACTTGTTGGAAAGGTCATTCGAGGATCAAGTTCTGGTGTTGAAGCAACTGTAGTCAATTATGTCTTAGATACGAAATCTGATAGAGGAAATAATACCCTTTACGTTAAGTACTCTAAGTCTGGAAGTGACTTTGCAACAGAAACCTTTGCAGATGGTGAAAATCTGATTGCATCAAGCGATATTGAGTATGGTATTTCGCGTATTGTAGCTAATAACCCATTTGCAACTTGTATTGCAAGTGGTGCAACTTCTACTGGATGTGCAGCTGCGATCCAAGAAGGTGTTTATTTTATTCGTGGATTCTTTGTAAAGGTACTTTCACAGACAGTGATCCTCGATCAATATGACGCAACTCCAAATTATAGAGTTGGTCTATTCATCGATGAGAATGTTGTAACTGCTTATGATGATGTAAGTCTTTTTGACAATGCAGCTGGATTCTCTAATGCATCCGCTCCTGGTGCAGACAGATTCCAAATTAAAACAACTCTAATTAAAAAAGGATTAGAAGAATTCAACGATGAGAATTTCGTTGAATTGATGAGACTTGAAAATGGACAATTACAAAAGTTTGTTGAGAAAACTGATTATAATCTCATCCGTGATGAGTTAGCAAAAAGAACGTATGATGAGAGTGGAGATTATTATGTAAAACCATTCCATGTTGAGGTAGTTGAATCACTCAACAATAGACTTGGTAATGGTGGTATATATCTTCCAAATCAAAAGACTGCTCAAGGTGGTACACCTAGCAATGATTTGATGCTTTATAAGGTATCTCCTGGTAAAGCATATGTAAAAGGTTTTGATATTGAAAAGTTAAATACGACTTATATTGATGTAGAAAAACCAAGAGATGTAAAAACAGAAACGGCA